ATTATATATATTATCCCTTTTGTTAGGACCTTTAATTTTAGTACCTTGCGCTGCAGTCGGAGCCTCGCCACCAATGATCGGTGTTTTGTCTATATCACCACCGCCACTACCACTGCCATTTGAACCAGAATCTGATCCTACATTTCCAGGCTTACCTTTTTTAATTTTTTTGGCTAGCTTTTTGATTTCTGCTCTTTCATCAACCCTTTTACCAATTTTAAGTTTATCGGATTTATTGATTTTTTTGCGGAAAGCATTGAGTTGTTTTCTTGTAGCACCAGCTTTTCTCAGTTCTTTGATTTCACTTGAAGTGACTTTACGTCCTTTATTAGAGCCAGGCTTTGCTTTAAGTGCAGCAGTCGCAAGCCTTCTAAGTTGTTTATTATCACCAAAGGCTTTTGTTACTGCTGCCTTTCTTTGTTTACCGCGACCTTTGTTCTTTTTTTTAGCCATCGTTGTCATCAAGTCGGTTTACTAACCACTCCACAACTGAACGTTGACCAGAGCGGTACATGATCTTTTCGATTGAATCATCAGGTGTAGGATTGACTGGTGGGAATCGTGTTTCCATTTCTGATAGTACGCTTCTGGCCTCCATTCCGAAGACCTCAAGCATATTGAGGGAGGTTGACATTAGAGTGTTCAAAGAATGCAGGCATTCTTCCTGCTTTAGTACCGGACAATTCTGGCGCTTTACCCTGATACATCAGGTTGTCAGATGACTCAAGCCAGAATTTTCTAGATAGATAACGCGACTCATGCTGATAAGCAAGAGGTTGCATTACCCAATTTATAGTTGCCTTCCTGAGTAAATCAAGAGAGCTACTGATGTTATGCCCCAGCTCAGTATGAACCAAACTATTGGCAGCCACGTGAATCTGTTCATCTCGACTAATATCGGCGCTTACTGTTCTTGTGCCAGCATCAGCGTTAAAGCGAAAAAACGGCAAGAGTACAAAGAAAATTGCACGCTCGGCAACCAACGCTTTTGTAATTGTGTGATCTGGATGCGACACCCAAGCTTCTCGTAGTTTGAGTGCCTCGGCTTCAGCTTTCTCGTCAACGCCGTGAGCATTGGCAATGTAACCGAGTGCCAAGTCATGGTTCTCTTCGTCTGTGACATTAGAGAGAAGGAGATCTCTCGCGAGCGGTGGTACTTCAGTATCGAGTGCATCAGTAATAAAGTCCCCTACGGGGAGTTCCATATGGCGCAGAGCAAGTGCTCGGAAGAATGCTTCTTCAGCACCTTCCTTTAACTTGCCTGCTTCTGTTTGGACTGGTGTCCACTTTCTTTTTCTGTTTAATAGTTTTTGATAAGGATTCATTCTTGACAATCACATTCGGGTTCTGTTAAAAGTCCCATCAGGTAATCGTTGACATCAGTTTCATCCAAAGCAGCATATGCGCTTGACTTATCCTGTACGTCACCCATCACTTGAAGGGAGTAGTAGAGGGAAGTCTGGGGCGATTCTAGCCACTCTTCAATAAAGTCCTCATCCATGGTGACCATATCTGACCACCAGTTCTGGGAGTATCCGTGAAGAAGTCCAGTCCTATCTAGCATTATCATTATGTTGTCGGATACTTTCTTAAATGCCTCCCATCCGACTGCAGAGGCAATTTCTACGTCACCGTAGTCATATGTTTGTACACCAAAGGTTCCGCTGTCGCGGTCAACAGTGCGTGCGATAGGTGGTGCAATTTCAGGAGTAGCTGTGTATCCATCTAAGTCTTGTGAGCGGTAGCTACAAGATGCTGTAGGAGCGATTGCAAACGCTCGTACCATATTGTGTGAACGTGCAACTTTCGCTGCACTCTCGATGCCTTCTGCAAGCTTTTGTGCAAGCGTGTAGGCAGGCGATGCACGCAATAACCCGTGGTTGTATTGCTCTAAAGCATTACCAAATTGTTTGTAAGTTATTCCATATCGTCGAAGGAGATTGGCAAGTCCCAGCATCCCGAGACCAACTTGTCTGTCTGTCTCTGATGGGAGATACTCTCCTGAATCACCGACACCAGTTCTACTGTGGAGGTCACACAACTCCTGCATACCCTGAACGAAAGCTGTGGGAATGTTGTCGAACTCGCAGGAGGCAAGGTTGATATGTTGCAACAAGCATGTGCCGCGTGAGCGCAGGTAAACTTCAAGGCAGACGTTGCCATAAATTCGTTCTCCTTCATTGTCGTATTTAACTTTGTTGAGCCATACATCACCGCGTTTCATTCCGCTGATGAGTTTTGTACGAGTGATGATGTCCATGTTTTGCCACCACTCATCTGTCATATCTACACAACGCTTGACCCATGGCAGTTGATCACGTGGTGTGTTTATAAACTCTTCGATGTCATCATGATTTGCGTCAAGATGAAGAACTATCGCACCATTCTTGTATCGCCCACCCCTCCTTAGAGTTTCGTTGAGTGAGCTATATATTCGTCCAAACGATACAGGACCTGAAGCAACAAGTCCTTTGCCATTATCGCTTCCTTTCGGTCGTAGTTTTGAAAGGTGGATCGCGCATCCAGCGCCATTGCGGAGTGCATGAGAGGCGAAACGCCATGAGCTTTCGATTCCATCAGGACCCTCCATTGAGTCTTCAACAACAAATACTGTGCACGACACAGGCAACCGTCCATCAGGATCATCAATCCATGATTGGACACGTCCAGTTCTAGAAATAAGTTCAGGCATGTACAAGATCTCGCAGGTCAGGTGGTTGATAATTTGGTCCCTTTAGGACCTTGCCGTCTTGACGACGAATAGGTTTACCGTCCAAACCAAGCTTGGACAAATTTGATTTATGGATACGATCAAGTGCTTCTTCCAGATCCCATTCCATATTTTCAGCATATTGAAAGCAAACATATACCAAGTCTGCTAACTCTTTTAGCTCTTGGACATAGCCTTCACGCATGGATTCTCTAAATTCATTGTATTCTTCAGCGATCAAATCCAGTTGCATAGTCCGGTTCGCCGTGCTGTTCTGGATCCCATAGGCTGAGCGGAACTGTATTGCTTGATCGCTCAGACTTTTCGCTACGCAGTGTTGTGTGGTGGAGTTCATTTTCAAGGTAATGGATAGCCTTCTTAAGGTCTTCAATCTCTGTGTGAGTACTTTTGAAACCGGCACGGCAAATATACTTAATCGCATTGCCTCGGAAATAATTAAGCCCCTGATCACGGATAAAGTCCCAGACTTCTATTGATCCGCGTGTGTAGTGGCGGGGTGAATCGGCCATTTTTTAACTAAGTTACTAACAGTGTTTGCAAGTGCAAAGTTCTGCCTTTGCAGGGCAATAAAAACAGTGATGATGTCTTCCTTACTAGCCATGGCTAGATAGTCATCAATCTTTCTCATCTTGAACTGCTGCTCCATCGTCAATTCGATAACTGGTGGAGGCGGTCCATGGAATAACTGATCGCTTGATTGGGTCATAGTCATTGCAGGTAAGTATTCGTGCAAGACGTGCGTTCATCAATGCAGCATCCTCATCAAGATCTTTACTTTCAAAGGCTTTGACAACTGTCTCCCAGCTATAACCATCCTCATCAAACAAAGCCACTGCACGTTTCACGCCGATTCCCGGTACTCCGCTGTAGCCATCGGTTTGGTCTCCGGCTAGCGTTTGAATAAGATGCCACTTGGCACCCTCCTCAGGTGTGACGACAATCGTTTCGTCTAAGTTATATAAGCGACCAGGAATTTGTTTCATATCCTTGTCTGGACTGACAATAATATTGCCAGGATTAGAGGTAGCGTAGATACCCATGGCATCATCTGCCTCAAGCTCTGGCATCCTGATAACTTCATATTCATTCTTCAGTTCTTCAATCACTCGTCGATAGCCACACGGCTTCTTACGATTTCGATGACCTTTGTAACTAGGATAAATTTGTTTCCTAAAATTCTTAGAGTCACTAAAGAACAAGATCAACTCTGGTGTGTCCCAGATAAATTCATTCTTGATTTTATGTAGTTCTCTTAGAACATTTTTATACGCTTCGCTAAATTTGCTGGTGACAAGGATGACATCATCACCCCAATCTATTTCTGTTTCAGCAGCAGCGCAGGACTTATAAACAATGAAGTCCGCGTCTACCAATAGCTTCATTCAATGCACCTCCGCCCAGTTTTGTCCGATCTTTGCTTCTGCTGCGATTGGGATTCTGAGGTTGTAGTATTCGCCAGCCGCTGCTGCGCTGAATACCAGGGATGCTGCCAAATCTTTGGCGTGCTTTGGCTCGCACTCGAATTGTAATTCGTCATGTATAAAGGCAAGCTGTGCACAACACAGCCCTGTTTGTTTAATAGTTTGTTGATTGATAACCATCCAACGTTTCGCAATAACACCGGCTCCTGACTGAAGCAAATAGTTCAAAGCTTTGTGAGGACTATCAAGAGTAATAAATCTATTGTCAATAGATCTAATAAAACCTCGTTTAGAAGCCTTGTCTATATTGGCAATCAGATTTGACATGCCAGGGATTGCTGCTACAAAAGCTGCACGTATTTCTTTGCCTTGCTTTTTAGCTTTAGCTGATGATAATTGTGGGTCAAAACTATGCCCTATTTTTTCATCTCCAGCCCCATAGCACCAGGCATAGGTAATTGTTTTGATAGCTCGTCTACTGACACCGACTCGGTCAGCGTTGACTTGATGGATGTCTCCATTGAGGAGGGTGTCGGCAAATTCCGTAGACCATTTAGAAAGGTAATGTGCGAGCATCCGTAGCTCGATACCACTAAGATCGGCACCCACCATAATTTGACCAGGCGTTGCTTGAAAGAGTTTTCTGAATTCATGATCACTTGGGGTCTGTCCTAAGTTTGGTTTTCTATGGGCACATCTGTGCGTGGATGTAGCAACTGAGCAGTGATGATGAATGCGACTAGATGTCGTACATAGCCTCAGCCATGCGTTCACGCCGTTCGACAACATCCCAAGCATTTTCGTTACCGTCAAACATCTCGCAAACGTTGTAGAAATCTCTGACGCAATCTCTGTCAGAATAACTTCGTCTACGACTGGCTTCCCAGTAGTTGTCAGTTGAGTCGGAGTCCAGCCATAAAATGTTTGCAATATCCATGAGATGTGATCCCTTGATGTAGGATTTAATTCTTTAAGTCGAGTGAAGGAACATTCTTCAATGTCTAGTAATTCACCGCAATGTTCGTGGAGTTCTGTGTATCCTGTTCCTTCGATGTAGCCGCTAGTTTTGTTATTTCGCTTTGGAGTGAATCTATCTCCTGCGACGTAAGGGTGTTTCGCCCGAAGTATTTTTTCAAGATCTTGAAGTTCTTGTTCGAGAGTCGATGCAAGTTTCCATGCAGACCGCTCATCGAAATACCATCCATGTCTTTCTTGCTTAGATAATATTTGAGCTACCTCATGTTCGAGAGCGACCCACTCAGGTAAGGGTGGAAGTGATCGCATAGTTTTGTTGTAAGGTTTACGTCTTGTATGCAGTAGTCCTGCATTTCTTGTGACCATTCTTTCCAGTCAGATGTCTTACCGAACTCGCCTTTATATTCACGAAGACGATACCCATATGACTCCAAAGAATGGCGGCCATAAAGTTGTTGTGGCATCCTAGATATATTGCGTCTACAGTCTTGTCGATACATGTCTGCGTGATACAAACGTGAAAGAAGTAAGGTATCTACAACTAGACCTTTCGGTTCAAACCACGGGTATAACTTTTCGAGGACAGGTATGTCATAAGAAATGACATTGTGTCCGCAGAGAACGCCTGCTTCCTCAAGTAGTTGAACACCTCTGACAATCGGTTCTTCAGAACCTTGGTCGTTAAATACAAGGACTTGGTCAGCTTCCGAATCGTAGATGACAAGACAGTGGACACAGGTAACATCATTTAGAAGTCCGTTTGTCTCCAGGTCGAATACCAGCATTTTTCCAAACGTAAGTTTTGTCGATAAATTGTGCTTTCTCTACCATCTCAGTAGTAGGTGGATTTGGTTTCTTTAGATAAGCCTCTTGTTCAGCCTTAAAAATCTGTTGTTGGATCGAATCCTTCATTTTCATAAAACTTGCAAGTGTTTTTGTCGTACCTCAATTGACACGCGATGCCCGTCTCGCCTGTAAAGCGATTTTTAAGGACGCGCACTGTTGTATCAGCGTGTTCATCTGTGCTCTGTTGATCTCTTTCAAGTCCAATAACTGCGTCAGAGATTTGGCTAATGCTGTGGCTTCCGCGCAACTGTCCAAGTGAAACTTTTGCTCCATCTTCATGTCCTTTGTCGCCTTGTACACGACGTAAATGCGATACAAGAAACATGGATATACCAGTCTCTTCGCATAGTGATCTTAACTTTGTCATGGTGTTATCTATCATCTTCCGCTCGTCTCCATCCAAACCTGACAGCAGGATGCTGAGGTGATCTAGGAATACAATTTTGCAGTCAAGTCCTGCAGCAAGGTAACGAATACGGGAGATGATATTCTCAGGATCAAAGGAACCAAAGCCATCGAAGAGATATAGATTCCAGTCAGCAAGAGTGCTTAAATAAGCATCTGTTAGATCAGATACTGAATGCTCTCCAACGTGGTATTGCTTACCACACGCTGCTGACATCAAGCCTAAAGCTGTTCGTCTATTTGACTCTTCAAGTGCCACGTAGCCAACTCGTTCCCCTTTACTGAGGAAGTGAGCTGCAAGTTCACGGCATAAGGATGACTTTCCTTGACCAGTTCCAGAAGTAATCGTAACAAGCTCTCCCGACCTGACCCCGTGTAGTTTTTCTTGTAATCCAGGGAATGGATACTCATGAATGCAATCTTCCTGTGGTTCAGTGATAAGTGATAACAGGGATTTACCATCTACAATGCCATCTGGCTTGTATGGTTTTGCATCCCATATTGCTTGCCGTACAGCGTCGAGGTTGTTGTCTTGTGCAGCGTCTGAGGCATCCTTGTAACCCTTAAGATCAGCGATCTTGACCTTGCCTGGTGGTAGTACACCTGCAGCATCTTGTGCTGCCTTACGGCCTGGTTCGTCGTTGTCAAAGAAGAAGACTATTTCTTGCCAGTTCTCAAGCCACTCATAATTGTGCTTGATTGATTTAACTGCTGCTGCAGCTCCATACGGAAGAGAGACTGCTTCCCACTTTGGGAATGCCTCTCTACATGTGGCAGCGTCAAGTTCACCTTCGCAGATGACCATGCGCTTACCTTGATTACGGAAGAGATGTTGGCCGAAAAATTTTCCGTCAGATTCTCCTTCGTATCTAAACTCTTTGTCTTTAGTTTTCGTCTTTATCCCAATAACTCTTCCAGAGCTGTCTCGATAATGGAAGCATAAAATGTCTCCGTCTTTGTGGATTCCGTATTCTTCACAGACTTTCTCGGAAATATTTCGTTTAGAAAGTCTTCCTGGGAATCCTCTTGGTTCCATTCGTTGTACATAGGTGGTTTTGTGATTGTGAACTTTGCCGTCTCCGCCTTTCCAGGTGTGACAAACAAAACAAAAGGAGTGTCCATCGGTGTATAAACTATTGCCATCCGATGAGCCACACTCCTCACAAGGTATGTGTCGCTCAAACTCGCTTGTCATACAAGCCAATCAATAGGAATGTTGGACCATGATGTCCATAGAATGCCAAGCTTTTCGCAGTACTTGGCGTACGTTGTCTTCGATTTTTTAGTAATAGTATTAAAGGGTGCTTGGAATACCATGCGAAGATCAATGTCAGGATTCTGTTGAACGACTGACTTGATCTTGCGCCTGTCAGCACTATCCCAATAACCCTTGCATTCCAACCAGACACCATTCGGAAGAATGAAATCTGGTGTATAGGAATGCTGGATTATGTAGGGAACTGTTTTGCTTTCGTATTCGTATGACACACCCAGGTCTACGAGAAGGTCAGCAACCTTTTCCTCCAGACCGGATCTGAATGCCATTTAAGTTATAGTATTTTTTGAGGTAAGAAACGCCGCGATACTTTAGAACCTGCTCTTGTTGAGCAGTTTTTTGTTCACGGACTCTCTGACGAAGTTCGACTTGAGACATGATTTTCTCCAAAGTACCTAACCCCCGTTCCATGGTTAGGCGTCATGCGTCCTGATTAGGATGAACGTACGTTTCTTATCCGAATGTTTTTCAGTTAAAGTGCATTACCACGTGGCAGCACTTCTTCTGGAAAAATAAAGTTCTCGTGAGGTTGATCAGCAGGTGCAAGCCATGCTCTTAACCCTTCATTTAATAAAATGTTTTTGGTGTAAAAAGTTTCAAACTCAGGATCTTCCGCTGCTCTTAATTCTTGCGACACAAAGTCGTAAGCACGTAGGTTAAGAGCAAGACCAATAATGCCAATACTAGATACCCAAAGACCCATAACAGGTACAAAGAGCATAAAGAAATGAAGCCAACGTTTGTTACTAAAAGCTACACC